TTGGGACTTGGAAGGCAGCACGGCAAGCGGTACGGTCAAACAGTTGAACACGGGCTACCGATTAGCGCAGTACAACTCCATTGCTCAAGGCACAACGTCTTGGTTCTATCAAACAGGCGTGAGCGGTTCGTTTGCTACGGGTGAGTATGTCACCAATGTTCCATTCGTTAGCCACATTGACAACCCCTATGCACCGACCGAGGACCTTGCCTTTGGTATTCCGAGGCAGGTCTTCTACAATACGGTCAACGCAAGCGGTACGCCAATCACCTACACGAACAACAACCTTTACAACAAGTATTGGCTGAATTACATCACCGAAACGACCTCCAAGGAGGCGTTGCAGTTGGAGTTGACGATGGTCTTGAACTGCGTGGACATCTACCAACTTGACTTTCGCAAGCCGATTTATTACAACGGCATCCGCTGGCGTTTGCTTGAGATTCGGGACTACACCGTGGGCGAAGCAAAGCCGTGTCGAGTAACGCTCCGAAGGATTCTAAACCTCACAGAGTTCGTGCCTGTAACGAGCGTCCCAATAACGAGCGACCCTATGGGATTACCCAACGGACCTATCGACCCCGACCCAGCGGATCCTGACTACGAACCACCCGTAAACCCTGAATTACCAACCCCCGGATAATGGCAGTAACTAAAGAAATCGTCCTCGAAGTAGGGCTTAAAGACTCAACAGGTCAAGGAACTGAATCCGCAAAGAAACGGCTCCGTGATTTACAACGTGCGCTCGTTGACCTTGCGGTCGCAGGGCAAGAGAACTCCGCAGAGTTTCGAAAGTTAGAGGCCGAGGCAGGGGAACTATCCGACACCATTGGCGATGTTAGCCAAAGGGTCAAGAACATGGGTTCGGACACCAAAAACATTGAGGCGTTCACTCAAGCGGTTCAAGGTGTTGCTGCTGGTTTCCAAATCGCTCAAGGTGCTGCTGCTTTGTTTGGCGAGGAAAACGAGGACATCCAAAAGGCTATGTTGCAGGTCAATGCGACCATGGCTATTGCCAACGGAATCCAGCAGGTAACGGTCCTCCTTCAAAAGGAATCGGCTATCTCAATGACGGCCAACAGGATTGCAACGGCCCTGTACGACAAGACGCTGAAAGGAACCATCGTAAGCCTTCGCCTCTTTAGGACCGCCTTAATTGCAACGGGTATTGGTGCAGCGATTGTTGGTGTTGGACTGCTTGTTGAGAACTGGGAAAAACTTACAAAAGCCGTAAAGGATTTCTTGGGCATTGAAACGAAAGACCTCAAGGCCGTATCCGAATTAGCGCAAAGGCAGGTTGAACTTGCAGAGGCAAGAGGCGAAAGCGAGGCAAAGGTTCAGAAACTATTGATGGCTGCTTACGATGCAAGGATTGCAGCAGCCGAGAAAGAAGAAGAGCGAGCGCAACTGATTCACGAGAAAGAGGTCGCAAGGCTGACTTATCAAACCAAACTGCGAACCGATGCAATAGAAAAGCAGAAGAAAGATGCAGAAGATTTGAGGGCGATGGATTCGGCAGCCAGTCAAGAAGCCGAGAATTTTCGCTTGGCTAAAATTGGCAGGATAAACGATGAACTCGCAAGGGAAAAGGCTTTGCGAGATGAGAAACTTGCAATCCTTCGAGAAGAGAAAGCCGAAAGAGAGGCAGACCTCAAAAAGAGATTCACGGATGCGGACGAGTTTGCTAAAGCCTACATCCTACTGACCGAGGAAATGCGACTTAAAGAGCAAGGCATTGCCGAGGATAGTGCTGCGAAGATTGGGGAAATTGAACGCAATCGTAGGCAACAGGACTTGCAGATGGCATCAAATGCCGTTGGTGCGCTTGGTGATTTGCTGACCGCTGGCTTGGGCAAGTCCGAGAAAGACCAAAGAAAAGCCTTTGAGATAAACAAGAAGGCCAGCATGGGTCAAGCCCTTATCAACACCTTCATGGCCGTAACCGCTGCCCTGACTGCTGGAGGGAACCCGATTAAACTTGCAACAGGTCGTCAGTTCGTTGACGCAGGTATCGCCCTTGCAGCAGGTTTGGCACAGGTCGCCAAAATCAGCAAGACTCAGTTCCAAGGGAGTTCAGCAAGTGGAGGCGGTGGTGCGTTGACTGCCGGGGGTGGTGGCGGTGGAGAGGCTGCTCCTGCTCCAATCTTTGCCAACCCTCAAACGACCATGCTTGGAACCGATGGTGCTGCAATGGGCCAAGGCCAAGGATCATCGCCTATGCGAGCCTATGTCGTGGAACGGGACATCACCCAAAGCACTCGCAGGGTTCGGAGGTTGGAGGAATTTGCAACTCTTGGAGCCTAACCACATTTACCTGCATGGAACTACCCATTTATAGGATGACCGTTGACGAGGTCGATGAAGGGGTACAATTCGTGGCCCTGACCGATATGCCAGCAATCGAACGGCCATTCCAAGCATTCAGCAAGGCCAAGCAGAAGTTCACCGAAACAGGCGAACGCAGGGTCCTGACTGGGCCTCTCATGCTTGCAGACACACCCATCTTCCGCAAGGACGAAACCTACGGGGAATACTACGTTGTATTCGACAAGGCCACCATCCGCAAGATAGTCCAAAAGTATTTCAAGCAAGGCAACCAGCACAACGTCAACGCTTACCACAACGCTGAACTGGACGGAGTGTTTATGTTCGAGTCATTTATAACCGATGCCGAGCGAGGCGTGATGCCTCCCAAGGGCTACGAGGACACTCCTGATGGCTCTTGGTTCGGCTCCTTCAAAGTAGAGAACGACGAAGTTTGGGACAACCGCAACCTGTTCCGGGGTTTCTCCGTTGAGGGCCTGTTCGGGATGGACAAGACCGAATCCGAAATGGAGGTCGCACTCGCTGGCCTCGCTGACGAATTAACCGCTTTTTTGCAACAATTAACCCCCACCTACAAATCCCACTAACTATGAACCTGAAAAACGCAATCGAATCCCTGCGGACTGAACTCCGCAAATTCAGCACTCAAAAGCAGTCCTTCGCTGACTACAAACTCGTTGACGGCACGGTTGTCCGTGTTGACGGGGACCTCGTTGCAGGAACCGCCGTTTACGTTGTTGCCGAGGACGGCACACTTCCTGCACCCGATGGCGAGCACGTCGTTGAAGGCGTTGGCACGATCAAGACCGAAGGAGGTAAAATTGTCGAGGTCATTGCTGCCGAAGTCGCAACCCCCGAAATCGAAGCCTTGCCTGTTGCTGCTGAAATCACCCCCGAAGTAGCCGTTGAGGTTACCGAGGAGATCAAAGAAGCCTATCCTGCGATGACCCCCGAAGTTGTGGAGGCTATCGTTGCCAAGCACCTCGGAGCCATGAGGGACGAACTCAAAGCAGCATACGCTGAAATGGGAAAGATGAAGGAGAAAATGTCTGCATTCGCATCGCAGGTTGAAACCATGGCCGATATCGTCGAGAAGGTTTCCGAACTCCCAACCGAAGCCCCAAAAGCAAGCGGTTCAGCAATCGTCGAGCAACGCAAGGCTCAAGCCTCGCAGAACTTCAATGCTCTCGCACAAGCACTTCAATCACTCAAAAAAAACTAACCCCCTAAACCCCCATTAACAATGGCATATTCGTTCACAGGATTAACCTCCTACACCGACCAAGAGAGGCTTCCTCTCATCACCAAGGCCGTGTTCTCGGCCCGTTCAGCGTCTTTGTTCACCAAGCAGGTGGGCATCAAGTTCGCTGCTGCTCTCAACCTCATGGACACCGATGCTTTGATTCAAAGCGGTGATACCTGCGGTTACGAAACTTCCGGCACGACTGCCTTCACCCAGCGGAATATCACCGTTGGACGCATGAAGGTGCAGGAAACCCTTTGCCCACGTGCTTTGGAACAATACTGGATGCAGACCCAGTTGACCGCTGGTTCTACCTACGATGGCGTTCCTTTCGAGCAGGCATTCAGCGAGCAGAAGGCACTTCGTATCGCAGAGGCTTTGGAGAACGCAATTTGGAAGGGTAACGCTTACTTCAGCGGTGTTAACCAACTCTTGAACGCTGCATCGGGTTCAACCATTAGCGGTAACACAGGAGCGGTTTCTGCGTCCGTTGGTATCACTACAAACAACGCAATCGCCATCTTCGACGGCATCTACAACCAAATTCCACAGGCCATCCTTACTCGGAACGACCTCGTAATCTTCTGTGGTTGGGACAACTTCCGTACGTTGCTTGGTGCTTTCAAAGCCTCCACGGCAGTTATGTACAACCAAGTTGACTTGGCTGGCCTTGCTGACGGGGACATCATGTATCCCGGCACAAACGTCCGTGTCATCGCAGTTCCCGGCTTGACTGGAACTAACCGCATCGTTTCTTCTTACCTCGGCAACTTCTTCTACGGAACCGACTTGTTGAGTGATGAGGAGCAGTTCTCAATCTGGTTCTCCAAAGACAACGATCAGGTACGTTTCCAAGCCAGTTTCAAATGCGGCGTGCAACTGGCGTGGCCAGACTTGGTCGTTGACTTCCGCTTGACCTAATGTGTAGGGGGGAGGGAAACCTCCCCTCGCTTTTTGTTCTCTTGTAACTTAAACCCCAAATACACATATGTCCTGCTCCCTAACAACTGGCTACGCCCTCGGCTGCCGTGATTCCGTAGGTGGAATCAAAACAATTTACGTCCAATCCTTCATCCCAACGGGGTCCTGCAATGCCAACCTTTCAGGTGCGGTTACAGGCTTCACGGGGTACGCTTCGGGTGGGTTCTTCGAGTATGACTTGACCAAGGCCACTTCGTCTTTGACTGAAACCTTGAATGCGAGCATCGAGAACGGTTCAATCTACTACACCCCCGAAGTAACGTTCACCATCAACAAACTGCAAGTCGCAGTCCGCAACGAACTCCGCTTGCTGGTACGCAACCGAGTCATCGTGATTGTCCAAGACAACAACAACCGCTACTGGTTGTTAGGCTCTGCCAACGGCTTGGAAGCAACCGCTGGAACCGCTGGAACTGGTACTGCCTTCGGGGACCGCAGCGGATACGAATTGACTTTGACCGGGATGGAACCCGACCCGATGTTCTCAATTGCATCCACAGTCTTTTCACCATCGACTGCGCAGATACTCGGTTCGTAGTACCTTTGACTTAGGTTTTCATCACTGAGGTTTGAGAGGGGCAGTCAGCAATGGCTGCCCTTCTTATTTTTACGGCCATGAAGATTTGCATTGTTTACAACGCTCATCCAACCGGGTGCAGTTACTATCGGTTAGAAATGCCGAACGCTTACCTTGGCGACAATTACCCGGAGTTTGATTACGTCTGCGTTGAGAATATCACCACCATCAGCGACGAGGGATTGAAGTCGATTGACCTGTTCCTGTTCAGCAGGCTTTGGTGTCAGGGAACCATGGAGCAAGTCGAAAATGTTTACAAGGCCCTCACTCAATTCGGGGCCAAAGTCATCCTTGACTTGGACGATTATTGGGTCCTTGAGAGCGGCCACATCATGTACCGCCACTATCACCAAACCAAACTCGCAGAGGTCATCCGTAAGCACATCAAATTGGCTGATTGGGTTACCTGTACCACCGAGCAT